GATTAAACTCAGAGTAGAACTACCCGAAGAGAAGCGTCCGAGAAAAATACAAATTAATTCTCAATAAGGACACTTATAAATGAAAACTAAAAACACTATCCTCGCCGCTTGTAGTGGCGTAATCTTAGCGGCATCTTTAAATTCAGCACCAGTTATGGCAGAACAGTCATACATTGCAACTGAACGTGAAGATGGCAAATTCTGTGCACGAGTAAAGGTTCAAAGTGTAGGTTTCACGACTGCTCGACGAACCAAGTGCAGAACACTCGCAGAGTGGAAAGAAGCAGGTTATGTTGTATCAGCAAAAGAGGAGAAGTAATGAAAACGTTATATGAAAACCGAGAGGGAGTAATTGCAACCATGCAATTGTTCTCTATTTTAGCAGTAGCACCATTAATTATTGTGGTAAGTTTGGTGTCTATATAATGATTAAGAAAGCAAAAAACATAGCAGGAATTACCCTGTTCATGTTCTTAATCATCGGTGGGATGGTAGGACCATTCTTCTATCCCGCTACATATGACATAGGGTATGGACCGTACGTCAACTTTATGTTGTAACAACGTATACAAGTTTGCCGGCGTTCTTGGATTCTACGGAACGAGTCGTTTAAAAATGTCGGACTAATTTAGGAGTGATGTGATGTGGAAATATGAGTGTGAGGCAGGTACATATACAGAGTCTAGTCTTCTATCTTTAATATGGACTATTTTTAATCATCGTTTACACCATTTAATTGAAGATGGTAAATTTACAGACTAAAAGGATTTTATTAATGGCTGAAGAACCTACCAAAAAATTTGACATCAATAATCCCGAAGATAACGGTATGATGATGAAAGGTGATGTTGATTTCATGATTGCTTTAGGACACTACTTCAGCGATTACAACTGGTTAGAAGTCGGCACCTACTACGGTCAGAGTCTGCCCTATCAATTGTTAAATCCTAATCTCAAATACCTGATGGCTTTGGATCTATATCCTGAGTCGTATCCTGACGAACGAAATAAAGATCACGTCCGTGGTGAAGGTTATAATGGTAGCCCATCGTTTGAGAAAGTCTATGATCTTTTGAATCATTGGGAAGTACCTACTGATAAGATGGAGACGTTTCAAGGCGATCTCGCTTATCTGCCAGTAACAACCAAGTACGATATTATCTTTATAGATGCCGAGCATACAAACAGGGCGGCGTTTCGTGATGCTATGAATGCCCTCAAGCATTTAAAAGAAACTGGCTGTATTCTCTTTCACGACACAACTTTAGTTCACGGTGCGATTGATTGCTTTACTGAGTATCTCAGAGAGAACGGATACACCGCAGAGCGATACAAGATAAAGCACAGTGAGATCACTTGTTTTACTATTGGTGATGTTTCTCGTGATCTAACTAACTTCTTAGAGAAGGGAAGTGCAAACTACGAAAAGTTTAAGATCAATGCCAGAATCCGATTGGGTTGCTGGATGATAAAAAATCATCCCTTTCATTTTGAACAACTGTTTGGAATGCAGTCGGACAATGAGTTCTGGAGATGATCCAAGCCTACATGCAGGTAGATCTGAACAACCCTTTGGCTGTCAGATACAAAGACCGGGCGCTTGAATCTTTTAAACCTGTTGAAGATATATTCCAAATACATGTAGTTCAGTGTGTCACGCCGGACACTCTTTTACCCGAGTTAGACCACATTGACTCAAAGAGTAGATCACCACAGGAGATGGGGTCGTTCCACTCTGCCTATAGAATGATAAAAAGAATATCCCAAGGTGAAAGAATCTGGGTAATGGAACACGATGCTTATCTTCGTCCGAAACATGTTGACATTTTTAGAATGGTTATGTCTAAGTGGAAACAAATGCCAGCAATTGTATTAGGCACAGCCATGGAAATATGGACGTGCAATCAAGGCATAGCCCATTACTATGTTAATATGGTGCAAAGTAGAAGCGGTAAATCACCAGGTCCTATGGGCTGTCTTCATGGTGCCACTGACAGATGGTGTAGAGATACCAAACTAAAAAATAACAGAATTTATTGGCCCATGAGTAGAAGAAAAGATCCTCGCTGGGTCAATCTCATGGGTATAGGTGCAGATGCCAGTCAAGCACACACAGATCCAGCGGTCGTTCTCCATGCACCTTGTACTCAAATTGTAGACGAAAAATATGGCGGCACTGTGACCGACCGACCCAAGTCCATGCGAAACGGTAAGTATGACATGTCAACCATGTATAAACGTGAAAAACATCCTGATTTTGAGTGGATATCGCTTGACAACGACTAAGGAATACAGTATACTTACTGAATGAAATATTATACCAATGTTACCCGATACGGCGTCAATCTTCTCTATCGCGGCTATGAAAATGGCGAACGAGTCCAAAAAAAGATAAGATATAAACCTAACCTGTTCGTACCCACACCCACGGGTACAGCCTCTAAGTTCACGAGTCTATATGGCGGCAAAGTGTCACCTATAGAGTTCAATGACATGCGTGAGGCATCTGACTTTATCAAACAGTATGAAGATGTGCCCAACTATCCTGTCAGCGGCATGTCTAACTTTGTACTTCAGTACATCGGCACTGCCTTTCCTCGCGACATCACCTTTGAGCGCGAGCGTATTAATGTAACCACAATTGACATTGAGGTGGCATCTGACGAAGGCTTTCCCTTTCCTGAAGAAGCGCGGCATGAAGTCACCGCTATTACATGTAAAAATAACATAAGCAATGTTTATTATGTGTGGGGTTCTCAGCCCTATGACACCAGCCTGAATGACAAAGCGATCAAGTATTTCTATTGTGAGACTGAGAAAAATCTTCTTCAGTCGTTTCTTGGCTGGTGGTCATCTAAGTCTACCTGTCCTGACATTGTGACTGGCTGGAATACAAAGCAGTTTGACATTCCTTATCTTGCCAATCGGATCACCCGACTGATGGGTGAAGATGAAGCCAAGCGACTATCACCGTGGGGTCTGATTCGGCAACGAAAAGTCCACACCAAGATGGGTCAAGATGCCATTGTGTATGATCTTGAGGGTATATCTCAACTAGACTATTATGATCTGTTTCAGAAGTTTGGCAAACTCACCTATGGCGAACAAGAGTCCTACAAACTAGACCACATTGCATACTCGGTGCTTGGTGAGAAGAAACTCTCCTACGAAGAGCATGGTAATCTCCACACTCTCTATAAGAACGACTATCAAAAGTTTATTGACTATAACATCAAAGACGTTGAGTTGGTGGACAAACTTGAAGAGAAGATGGGACTGATTACGCTGGCTCTGACTATGGCATACAAAGCCAAAACCAATTACTCCGACACCTTCGGCACGACCACGATATGGGATGCTGTTATTTTCAATGCATTGCTCAAGCAAGACATCGTGGTGCCGCCTAAGCAAAATAAAGCAAAGGGTTCTATTGTCGGCGGCTACGTGAAAGAGCCTGTCGTAGGTGCGCATGACTGGGTTACCTCGTTTGACTTGAACAGTCTGTATCCTAATATCATTGTACAATATAACATGTCGCCCGAGACTCTCTCATGGATTGATGGCGATGACGGCGACTTTGCTCATGCCGCTAACGGTACAAAATACCGCAAAGACATTGAAGGCATTATTCCAAAAGTAATCAAGCAGTTCTATGGTGATCGTGTAGAGGCCAAGACCAAGATGCTTGAAGCACAGAAGCAATATGCCGAAGCACCTACAAAGAAATTAGCGAACGATATCACCATTTTTGACAATCAACAGATGGCGGTAAAGATTCTTATGAACTCACTCTACGGTGCGATGGCGAACCAGTGGTTTCGTTACTTTGACTTGCAGATTGCAGAGGCTGTCACGACCAGTGGTCAACGAGCAATCAAGAATGCTGAAGTCTCTGTGAATACTGAGATGCAGAACATCCTTGGCACCAAAGAAGACTATGTGATCGCGATTGACACTGACTCTGTGTATATCAATATGTCATCGCTGGTCAATCTCCACAAGCCTGCCAATCCCGTAAAGTTTTTAGATAAAGTGTGCGAGCATTTTGAGGATGTAATTGCGGCGGGCTATGATACGCTGGCAACTGAGACAAATGCCTATGAGAATCGCATGGTCATGAAGCGTGAGGTCATCGCAGATCGTGGCATATGGATGGCAAAGAAGAGATACATTCTCAACGTTCATAACAGTGAGGGTGTACAATACGCTGAACCTAAACTCAAGATGATGGGTATTGAAGCGATTAAGTCCAGCACACCTGAGATTGTGCGTGATAAGTTTAAGCAGATCTTCCGTGTTATCATTGAGGGTACTGAAGATGATACGCAGAAATTCATTCGGACGTTTCGGAAAGAGTTCTCTACTCTACCGCCTGAAGCGATTGCCTTTCCTCGTGGGGTGACTAATGTAGATAAGTATTCTGACCGTGTAACAATCTACGGCAAGGGTACTCCTATTCATTCTCGTGGCGCCCTGCTATATAATCACCACATCAACAAACAAGGTCTGTCGGACAAGTATGAAAAGATTCAGAACGGTGAAAAGATCAAATTTCTGTATCTGAAAGTGCCAAACAAGATCAACGAGAATGTCATCTCATTTCCCGGTGTCTTGCCTAAAGAGTTAGGTCTGATACCTCAGATTGATTACAACACCATGTTTGATAAGTCTTTTGTAGATCCTTTGAATCCTATTCTAGACGCGGTTGGCTGGTCTGCTGAACCACGTGCCACACTTGAAGCATTTTTTGGTTGACATCTGACTGAAATTACAGTATAATACATTCCATGTATAAGATTACTATTTTCAAAAATACGTATGATAATAAAACACATCGTCAGATGACGTTGAGTTCTTGGCATGTGTTTACTAAATTCTTAACCAAACTATCACAAGAACCAGGAGTCAAAGGTGGCAATAATTCTTCTGCTTTGCTTAGTCCTGCTTTGTATCTCAAAGACAGTACGCGCTCTAATCGGAATGTTAGCGGTTGGTCTCGTTGGTGTGCTCAATCTGCAACAAATCTGCGGTAAGTACCGATGGCTTTGTTACTCAACTGCATCAAGCACACCCATAAATCCTAAGTTTCGTCTAGTCTTTCCGTTGACCCGCGAGTTAGATAAAGATGAGATACCACATTTCTGGTATGCTTTTAATAAACATTTACAAGACATCGGCGACAAGCAGACAAAAGATCTATCACGAATGTATTATGTGCCCGCACAATATCCTGAAGCATTCAATTTTATATTTGATAACGATGGTGAAAATGTAGACCCAGACTATATAATGTCTCAATGGAGTTACAAACCACCATCATTAGGCAATTCATTTCTTGATAGACTACCGCCAGAGATGGCAGCCGCTGTGATTCAGCACCGTAAAAATCAAATGACAGAAACCAATCTAGTGTGGACAGACTATCGCGACTGTCCATTTTTTCCTAGACAACTAGCAATGGAGTACCAAGCGATAACCGGCACTGGATGGTATCACAAGATGTATCAGATTATGGTTGCCACTGCTGGCAATGCGATCAAACGCGGATACCCCATCACGGCAAAACAAGTTGCGGATCTTTGTCGGCAACTTGACAAAGACAATGGAATGTGGTATGATAATAGACCACTTGAAGTTGAAGCAGATCGTGCTGTAGAATATGCTTATAAAAATTCATAGGAGTAAAATATGAGCGAGATAAAACCACCACCCACTGCAACGGAGTCTCCGTCATGGAACAACATGACAGATGAAGCGGCACCACCACAACAAGATGCACAACAACCCGTAGGTAAACTGCGAGTCGGCATTATTGGTGACAACTACCTGGCAGATGCCACTCGTGCATCGTTTGACAAAAATCTTGTAGATGTTGTACAAGGCGACATGGAAGAAATTCTTAAAGCCACTAACATCATCTATGTCTGTCAAGACTTGTCTTTGCTGAAAAACAACACACCCGATGATGCTGAGTTGTTAGAGATCTTCTCTAGGATTCATAAAGAGTCAGACGCTGGTATATGTCTCAAGACTACAATCACACACGAGACTCTAGACCGAATTATCAGTATTACTGACCCACAATGGTTCTTGGGTAAAGTCATCTATTCGCCCGAAGTGGCTGAGACTGCACTTGAAGTTCTGAATGGTGACACACTCATGATTGGTGGTGAAGAGAAGACCGTTGAAGCACACACTGCTATTGTGATGAACAATACTATCGCGGGTGCAAAGAAAGTTCTGGTTGGCACACACCATGAAATCCTGTATATGAAACTGGCTGTTGTTGGCTTTAAAGCGGTCAAGCAAACTTTCTTTAATCAGATGTATCAGACAATCCTTGATTGTGAAGGTGCAAACCCTGCTAAGGTTCGTCGCCTTATTGAAGGTAGTGATGTGATGCAAGATACTTCATTGTCTATTCCTACGTTTATCAAAGCGAGTCTAGACTCAGAGATCTCAACAAAAGAAGCCCGTTCGTTTGGCGGTGAATATGCGAACAATGATGTGCGAATGCTCATTGGTATGACAGACCGACTTTCGGTCCTAGATGAGTGTTATAACATCCGCAACATCACATGATCGTTGAGATCTGGGGTAAACCACAGTGCGTTTTCTGCGTTGCGGCAGTCAATCTCTGTGAAGAGCATGGGTTGGAGTTTACCTACAAACAATACAATGTTGATTTCACTAAGGATGAAATATTGGCAGAGTTTGTAGGTGCTACAACCTTCCCACAAATAAAAGTTGATGGTAAACCCATTGGCGGTTATAATCAATTAGAGGAACTTATATGTCCTTAATGGCAAAACTAAAAAAGAACTCAAAGATTAAACTTACCAATCAGATGGATGAGTCTGAGTTCTTCCAAGAGAAAGAAGTGGTCCGTACAGATGTACCCATGATAAATGTGGCACTCACTGGATCTCTGGACGGTGGTATCACACCCGGTCTTACTGTACTGGCTGGTCCATCAAAACACTTCAAAACATCGTTTGCACTCAAGATGGCGGCGGCATATCTGAATGCCAAGCCTGATGCAGTCATGTTGTTCTATGATTCAGAGTTCGGTTCACCACAGTCATACTTTGACGCCTTTGGCATTGACACCTCGCGTGTCTTACACACTCCTATAACAGATGTTGAAGAGTTGAAGTTTGACTTGGTGAACCAACTGGAAGCCATGGATAAATCCGATGATGTAATTATTGTGATTGACTCTATTGGTAACCTTGCATCAAAGAAAGAACTAGAAGATGCACTCAACGAAAAATCGGTTGCAGATATGTCTCGTGCAAAAGCCCTCAAGGGTTTGTTCAGAATGACCACACCGTATCTGGCAATGAAGAATATTCCATTGCTCGCGATCAACCACACGTACAAAGAGATTGGATTGTTTCCAAAAGATATCGTCGGTGGTGGCACAGGTATCTACTATTCTGCAAATAATATCTGGATCATCGGTCGCCGTCAGAACAAGACAGGCACTGAAGTCACCGGTTATGACTTTGTGATCAAGGTAGAGAAGTCTCGGTTCGTTAAAGAACAGTCCAAGATTCCTATCTCAGTGTCATGGGAAGGTGGCATCAATGAGATGTCTGGTCTGTTAGATGTCGCGATGGCTGGTGGTTATGTCGTAAAACCTTCTAACGGATGGTATGCAAAAGCCGATGATCCCGATAGAAAGTTTAGACTGAGCCAACTAGATGCTGAGTTCTTTGACCCGCTGTTGAACGACGAAGGATTCCAAGAGTATGTTCGCAAAGCATACTCTGTTGGATCTCCTATGGAAGAGTCATTGGACTTTGAAGTAGAGGAATAGAAATGAAGGAAGGCATTGACTATGATCTCGTGCCCGTGTCTGAGGAACACCGTCAGGCATGGGACGTAAGATTTCTTGAAGGACCATTTCCTGAGACTGTGATACGTTTTGGTAACATTGCGTTTGATGGCGAAGATGGTTGCCTTCACTTTAATTTTATGATACAATCAACACCTGACGGCGACTTAAACGAAGATAATACTGAGTTGCAAGAACATGCGGCAAACGTTCTAGAAAACATTCTAGCAGATGCCGCCAATGATGGTTCATTACAATACGGAGATGAAGTTGAAAATAGATCTTGAACAAACTATCCTGAGAAACATGCTTACCGATGAGAAGTATATGCGTAAAGTCATACCTTTCATCAAGCCTGATTTCTTTGAAGGTGTTTATAGATCATTGTTCAGTGAGGTGATTAAGTTTGTCCAGAAGTATAACAAACTACCCTCACTGGATGCTTTCAAGATTGAGATAGATCAGTCTAACAAATTTACAGAACAAACATATACTCATGCCCTTGATATTTTACCTTCCATCTTTGAGAAGAAAGAAGAGAATGAAGAGTGGCTGTTAGACACCACAGAGAAATGGTGCCAAGATAGAGCGGTCTATCTTGCTATTATGGAATCCATACAGATTATTGATGGCAAACACGAGTCTGCAACCAAAGACGCATTGCCCAATATTCTCCAGAATGCACTGGCGGTATGCTTTGACACCAACGTTGGTCATGATTACCTTGAGAACGTTGATGAACGCTACGCCTTTTATCATGAACAGGAACAACGAATTCCTTTTGACCTAGAGTACCTCAACACCATTACCAAAGGTGGTTTGCCCAATAAAACGCTAAATATCGCGCTGGCAGGTACAGGTGTAGGTAAGTCTTTGTTCATGTGTCACGTTGCCGCCAGTGCACTTTCTCAAGGTCGCAACGTTCTCTACATCACCATGGAAATGGCAGAAGAACGAATCGCTGAACGTATTGATGCGAACTTGATGAACGTGCCCATTGATCAACTTGATCATATGTCAGAAAAGATGTTCAAAGATCGTGTAAGTAAGATTGCATCCAGTACTCAAGGCAAACTTATCATCAAAGAATATCCGACTGGTGCGGCTCATACTGGTCATTTTCGTGCATTATTGAATGAATTAAAGTTAAAAAAGAAGTTTGCACCCGAAATCATCTTTATAGATTATCTAAATATATGTGCAAGCGCAAGAATGAAGAGTATGGGTGGTTCTATTAACTCCTACACTTACATCAAGTCTATTGCAGAAGAGATGCGAGGTCTTGCTGTTGAGTTCAATGTGCCTATTGTCTCAGCGACACAGACCACCAGATCTGGTTACGGTAACTCAGATCCTGGACTAGAAGATACATCTGAATCGTTTGGCTTGCCGGCGACTGCGGATTTAATGTTTGCTCTTGTCTCTAATGAAGAGATGGACAAGTTAGGTCAGATCATGGTGAAACAGTTGAAGAATCGTTACAATGATCCCAGTGCTAACAAGCGATTTGTTGTTGGTGTTGACAGGTCAAAGATGCGATTGTATGATGTAAAGCAGGAAGAACAAACTCTTATGACAGAAGAAGAGGATGATATACCTGTATTTGAAAAGTCAAGAGCAGGCGAAAAACTAAAAGGAATACGATTCAATTAGGAGATTCGCATGGACCCATATTTACACACAATTATCGCTGTTGCTCTGATGGCTGCCTGTTACTACGCAGGAAAGTTTTTTGGTAAAGAAGAAGGAATACTCCATGTCTGGGGTATGATTCTACAAGCATTTGATGCAAAAGAGATTGAAATCAACGAAGATGGTGAGATCACTGTCACATATGATGACGGAAGTGAAGAAACTCTTAATTAAAATTGGTAAGATATGGCAGTATTCGCTAGGCGGTTACTCCGACGATAAGACAGAACCCTATGACATTTACATCACTATAGTTAGAACTCTGATAGTGGGTGTAAACTTTATGACTTGTTTTTTTATTATGGCAAACGTTGTACACAACTGGTAATAGATTATGATAGTAGGATTTACGGCTAGTGCCTTTGACCTTCTTCACGCGGGTCATTGTGCGATGCTTCGCGAAGCAAAGAGTCAGTGTGATTATTTGATTTGTGGCTTGCAGGTTGATCCAACGATTGACCGACCCGAGAAGAACAAACCTGTTCAGACAGTCGTAGAGCGATACTCACAATTGAATGCCATTCAGTATGTGGATGAAATTATTCCATATGTCACAGAACAAGACCTTGAAGATATCTTGACAATGCATGAAATAAATGTTAGAATAATTGGTGAAGAATACAAAGACGCCAAGTTTACTGGTCGTGCAATTTGTGCATCACGTGGTATTGAAATATACTTTAACAAACGAGACCACAGGTTCTCAACTAGTGATCTGAGGAGAAGAGTGAATGAACTACAAGTTCAATGAAGATAAGTTAATCCAAGAGTTAAAGACTTATGTTGATAAAACATATGATCAACACTATGCTACCGATAAATATCAGGCGACTGATATCATTATTGACAGTGGTCATGGTACTGGTTTTTGTCTGGGTAATGTAATCAAGTATGCCAAGCGGTATGGCAACAAGGGTACAGCCGCCGATGCGCGAAAAGATCTCATGAAGATCATGCACTATGCATTGATTCAATTGGACGTTCATGACCAAGAACAGAGGCGAGCGAATTCACCGGTGCATGTAGATCTAGATCATGCACCGTCGGTTGCGCCTGGTCATTTCAATGGTCAGATCTCTGCGCCCAGAGGCACTGCGGCTCGGCTCAACGATGCAACACCCGAAGAATGGAATATGGCATTCAATCCTAATGGAGTCACTCGTGGAAAAAAATAACATCTTAGACTTTGTTGCCTATAGGCAGTTTCGTTTGGACATGGAAGAAGAAAAAGCAAGCGAAGATCTGCGGGAGTCCGTGATGAACTGGATGCTAAATCCAAGTGAGTATACTTCCGATTCATTTACTTTTACGTTGGAGGATAACGATGACTGATGACATCTTTGATTTTGGTTTTACTGCGGTCACTGAAGAAGAACTAGAGGTAGTTCAGACAGCAAAAGAACAAGCAGAAGGTCATTTGGAAACACATGACCGACTGGTGGATCTGTACAATGCGGTTCAACCTCTGTTGAACAATCTCAAAGCCAATCCTGAGAAGGATTACATTTATTGGCCTAATCGTCTTGAGAAAGTTGAGGCGTTTGAGAATCACCTACAGAAGATCTACCAAGGTAAATAATCATGAATGCAGGAAGAAGAAAACTCTTCACAATTTTAACTGTCATTTTTCTGTGTCTTTTGACTGTGCAGTGTGTAGCCGCAGAGTCACAAGAAACCGAATGTCATTACGAAGTGACTCAAGTATTTGAGGACGGAGTGATGGTTAGTGAAACCAAAGTAAGAAAGTGTAAAGAAGAAACCAAAGACAGTAACAAGTTTGATCCCAAGCATAATTTTAAGGATTATGTGAAAGTTCAACTTGTTGACGTGGGACTGTTAGGAGTAATTATAACATTAGCAAAGTGAGGATATAATGAAATCGTTATTAATCGTGGCAATGTTGTTAGCAAGCAGTTGCAGTTCAACATACAAAGTGAAGCAAGAAGGTTCTGACAGTGCAATGCTAACTCAGATCCCTGAGTGGTACATAAAAAGCGAAGAGTCTCGTGGCTTGTTAGATAGGAAAAACAAACACCGTTACATTTATGGTGTAGGTACCGCCGTATCGTCCAATCTACAATTAGCAATTGAAAAGGCAATGATCATCGCGAAAGCAGATCTTGCGGATCAGATTGCGGGACAGATCAATAAAGAAACTGACTATAAGGTGGCTGAACTAGGTAGTGAGTCTAGTGATAGTGTTGAAATGGCTACTGATTCTACTGTAAGAAACGTTGTCACGCAGGTGGCTCCCGTTGGTTATGAAGAGTGGAACAAATCCGTGTTGGTTACTGCGACACAACAGTATCGTGCCTATGTTGGCCTTAAATGGACACGCGGTAAGAAAAATCATTTGAATGATCTTATATCATCTGATCTAATCGGTGGTGTTAGTGTTGTACAACCTATAGTGGAGACAGTAGAGTAATGAAAAAGAAATCAGAGTTTCTTCAAGAGTTAAAAAAAGGTATTGTTACCGTAGAGTTCATGAAGATTAATGACGGTGGTAAGAGGATAATGCCTTGCACATTAAATTCTGAGTTGTCTAATCATAATGTGCCCGAGATTTTGGAGCAAGAGGTCAACAGTGATAATTTTGTGGTGTGGGCCACAGACGTTGAAGCCTGGCGCTCCTTTCGTGTAAATACTGTAATAGAATGGTATAAAGGTCAGCCGCGAGAGGAAGTCCAGACGTAAGATCTGACTTCCTCTGCTAGTCTGTATTCATCGTCCATTACAAATAATTTTCCAGAGAATGAACGGTATAGATAATATGTCTTACCACAGATAGGCACGTATTTTTCTAGAACCATTGTTTCAATTAGAGACATTGTTTCACCGTGTTAAGTTGGAATTATATATAAAATTTTAGAATTAAGGAAACTCATGTACCGACAAAGCGATTTATTTCCTGCACAGGACACAACCAAACCTCCCTACAACGGATTATTCTTTTGTCCGATTAGACAAGAGTTTAATCGTTGGGATGTGCACATTAACTTTTACAAAGCGAAACGGTTATGAGCGATGTTTGGAATGGTGAGTCTCGAGGTTGTTCAGACGTTATGTTCTCTCGGATTCAAATCTTGATGAGAGGAAACAATCTTGAGGGTGAGTATGACGATCTATATACATCTGTCATATCTCTAGTGACCTATTGTGAAGAGAACGATAAGAGACTCACTGACGTACTTGAAACAGTTTATTTGGAATTGAAGAAGGAAGAAGCAAATGAAATCGGCAGGTAAAATATGGGGCACAACTACACAGATAGAAGCAAACGGATCGTTAGAGTTTCATCGTATTGAGTTTAAGAAAGACTTTCAATGCAGTGAACATTACCATTCAACAAAGAGCAATGGATTCTACGTTGAAGAAGGTAAATTGATGATCAAGACTTGGCCAGAAAACACTCATATCGTAGACACTACGGTTCTCAGCAAGGGAGATTATATGGAAGTACCTGCAGGAGTGTGGCATCAGTTTGTAGGACTCACTGATGGTATTGCATTTGAGTTGTATTGGTCAGAGTTTGACAAAGACGATATCGTAAGACGCAGTGTAGGATCTAAGGTGCCTACTGCTCAAACTGAAGAAGCAGTTGGTGAACAACAGGATCTTAACTGGGACGGTAACTAAGTGCAAGCCAAGGTTATCACACTGTCTGGTAATGCACATTCGTTTACACAAGCGGATCGCCTTATAGACAGTTCTAATCATTATAAAAACAACTTTATAATTGATAAGTTCATTGCGTCTACACCAGACAGTGTGATTGAAGAATTCCACGAGCGCAAACTCAAGTGGAATTATCCATGGACAAAAGAGGTGATTGACATTGCCTCTGGTCTCAAAAAAACACCCTACGAAACTGCTGATCCTAAGAAGCGAATGGCTTGTTTCATGTCTCACTATAGACTCTGGGAATTATGCGTCCAGCGACAAGAACCATATATGATTTTTGAACATGATGCAGAGTTCACTCGCAAACTAGAAGTATTCACACTAGAGCGATCTAGGTATTCTGTGATTTCATTGAACGATCCACGGGGTGCGACTAGACGATCACAAGCCTATCACGAATCCGTCAAAACAGACATGAAATCTGATCGGTGGATGCATCAAGTTGAACCAGCGCCATGGATTGATGAAGTCCAGGTACCTCAAGGATTGCCTGGTAACTCAGCATACTACATAAAACCAGAAGCCGCTAAAAAATTACTCAATTTAGTACAAGAGTTTGGTGCATGGCCAAATGATGCTCTTATGTGCAAACAATTAATGCCAGGAAGATTAGGATGTCTGAGTTACTACGCAACGAAGGTTCAAGCGAGTCATCAATCAACAACGACCAAGTAAAACAAGATCACACTAAATGGCAAGTAGAACGCCTAGCAAACTGTCAAAAAATGACTCAGTTGATGTCTCGGCGTTATCAGACAAACGCCCATCTTGGTAATGGCGTTGCACTCAATATGGGCTGGCCACGGGAAGTATGTCAAGAAGTTATAAGCAGATGGCAGGAACATGGCAGTTACAATCAAGGTGAAATTTTCGCACCATCGGATGATAGCAAGAAGATTCACTCAGCCCGGACAGATGTAAGAAGTGCGGGTGTTTGGCAATTTGATGACCAATATATTCACGGATTAGTTATGCAGGCCTTTCACGAGGCTAACAACAAGTGTTTTGGATTTGAATTGTGGGACATTGAACCGCCTCAATTGTGTGTCTACTATGCAGATCAAGGAGGTCGCTACACTTGGCATCCGGATATTCAAGATTTGCCCATAGAAATGGACCCTGATAGGATGCGACGAAAGTTAAGCATGTCCATTCTCCTGAATGATGCCACTGAGTTTGAGGGTGGTGAATTTCAACTATTTGAGGGTATACATGTTACGGGTGAACCCGCTGTGTACACCGCACCTCTGCAAAAAGCGGGTGATGCTATCGTCTTTGATAGCACCGCATATCACCGAGTCAAAACAGTAACCAAAGGAGTACGAGCCGCGCTCGTGATCTGGTGTTGGGGCAAACGATGAGGATATAGAATATAATATATTCTTTAAAATCATTAATTGATGCTTGACATTTGCCTCAATTCCAGTCATAATAGTTCTTCAATCAATCAATAAGGGTCCAGATGTCATTGCTCTTAGTGTTCAAAGGTCGCATCAAAGGTCGCAAAATCTACGAGCAGTTTGCTGAGAATGTCGTTAACGATTTGTTTCCTCGTGAGTTCAAGCGAGATATCGTCATCGGTATTCACTTCAAAAATGTTGTAGAAGATGGTCTTTTTGGTCAGGCATGTGAACATCATGACGATGAGTACCTTGTTGAGGTTGGCAAGGTAGTTGATGATGGTGAGTTGCGAGCAATAGAACCTCATGAGATTGCTTCTACTATTGCCCATGAATTAGTCCATATCAAACAGTACATTCGCCGTGAGTTGTCTCAGGGTGCTACTGTCTGGAAGGGTCAGAAGATCCCCGTAGGACCTCGTGGTGGCACGATCCGCTACCGAGACCAACCATGGGAGAAAGAAGCGTTCAAACGAGAGAAAGAATTTACGGAGTTATATTGGGATGAATGAAGCAAAGATAATCCACGCTAGGAACTGGGCTACCCTGTACCATAAAGGGCAAGTCCGAAAGTACACTGGAGAACCCTATATAACGCATCCAGAAGCCGTAGGTGCTATGGTTCGTGCACATGGGCTAAGTGACACTGCTATAATTGCCGCCCTACTTCATGATACCGTTGAAGATACGAATGCTACTATAGAAGATGTTCTAGAGCAATTTGGTGAAGAGGTTGCAACATACGTTTGGTTTCTGACCAAACCACCCACCTATACAGGGTCACGCAAGTTGCGCAAGGCACTAGACCGAGACCGACTCAGCCATGCACCCGAAGAGGTGCGAATCATCAAGTTCTTTGACGTGATGCACAATGCAGGTTCTATCAAAGAACATGATCCCGAGAAGTGGGAAGAGTGGCGACATGAAATGAAGTTGCTTTTGCTTGCGATGGACGTGCATTCTATAGATTCTCTTATACCAAAATACAGCGAATTCATAGACTCCTTATAACAAAATAGTCTAAAAATGTGTCATATTTACTATTGACTATGTTCCCAATACATGAGATAATTACTACGTGATTTGAGATGAGTGATGGATATGAGAAAGTACAATGTTGTGGTTCGGGAAGAAGAGATGTCAATGTATTTTGCAGACATTGAGGCGGCTAGCAAAAATGCCGCGTGTGCTGAGGCAATCCGTCAGTATGTTGAGATGATTGCTGAAACTGAAATCAAAGATCTGTGCGCCGTTGCAGAGATTGCTAAGTAAGGAGATTTATCATGGCTACTATTTTCTTTCAAAATTCCGACCTTCGCGATGAACTCGTAGAGGAAATTGACTTTGGTCAAGCACTGCGTATCATCAAAGGTTTCATGGGTACTCATGATACTCTTGATGCACTCAAGGGGTTTGAAAAGCGTTATCAGAAGTTGCAAAATGAGGCTTGGTTCGCCGACGAAGACGACGAACTTCAAAGAGAGTATCGTTATGAGATCTTCTCTTACAACCTGCTAGTTGAAGGTTTCAGTCAGTTGTTTGCACCGAGGACAGAATCATGAGTAGTATGAGAGACTATGCAAAGCGGGATTACACCTTACCGAAGCGTGAGGTGAAACATTCAGAGAATCCCGTGGTTGCGTTTCTTGCTTGTTGTTTCATGGGTGCTGTTCTTGGTGGTCTTCTCGGTTACGGACTACTATTCACGGGCTGAATAATGACTATTCATCCAGGTGATTGACAAATCTGTTCCAATATGCGATAATATGTTTTTAATCAATGAGAGATGTGTCTATGTTGAAGTTTGAAAGTGTTGCTGAGATTGGTGATCTGATTCGTGCTTACGACTTTGAGCCAATGCCTGATCGTCCTGATCACTATATCACTGGTTGGGTTAAAGAGAAGGGTCCTATCTTTGCTGAGATTGAACCTGGTCGCAAGGTCTACATCTGTGATGGTTACACTATCTTGGTTCAGTACGACACCGATGGTTCTCGTGAAGGTATTCTGGTTCATGTTCCCTTTGAGACTTCTTTGAGCGACTTTGACACTCGCATTGAGAATTTAACCAAGCACATTGATTTTACGGAGGTAGCATAATGAAACTAGTAATTCAAACACAATTTCTTGAGAACTATGGCGCCCATGATTGGGATGGCCGTGGTGAATGCCCTCAGCGGTGGAAGCCCAAGGGTGGTGACACCTACATCGTTGATGTGAATCTTGACGAAGCGCAAGATCCCGACTTCTATGCCGGTGTTGCTGAGTGCATTGAACACAGGTCTGACTACTCAGAAGAGTATATCTGTGGTGAGTCTCTCATAGATGATATCGACTTCAAAGAGTCGGATCACTGTGCTGAGTGGGATTCTCCGGTCTACTGCATTAAGTTGTCAGACCGCAACGAGTTGATGTGCAAAGCGGTCGCTCGCAAGTATGACCATGACGCAACGCCTTACGGCGAGCGGTCGTGGACACAAACGGCTGAAGGTCGTTCAGATATGCGTCTGATCACTTTTGAGTCTATGGAAGAAATCGTTAAATTTTCGGAGGCGTCTTAATGGATATTGAAAACATTACTCTAGAGGAGTACCGTGACTTGTTGAGGTGGCATGATTGGTATTTTTCGTATTCTGATGATTCACGGGCTTACGAAAAAGGAGAGAAAGAACGAGTGACTTTGCGATTAGCCTTGACTTCTCTTGAATCTCGTGGCTTCGGAGATGAAGCACGTACTTTGTTTAATGAAATGTCACCCAAGGAGTTTTCGGTATGAGTTTTGTTAGAATGCAAGAGGCACTTCGTGCCGAAGGTTGGTATGTTGAATGGAACAGACCTTGTTGTCAGTCGTGTGCGTGGGGTGAGGTCCCTTTTGATGTTGACCTCAGCAAAGTACTGTTCAATCACTCGCAGGACTGTGAGATTGATAGCGAGGGTGAGGATTGTTCATCATGTGGTGGTGATGGAATGATCGATAACCCCGATTACGATCCCGACGATGGAGATGCTGAACAGTGCATCGATTGTGACTACTGTGGTGGTGAAGGTATTCTCTACGGTTCTTTTGATGACCTTGACTATGAACCAGACGTGAGTGTAAGTGGTTTTGCTTGTATGCCTCCCGAAGTTGCTGGCGGTTCTACGTTCTGTTTTGATGGCAGTGCCGAAGGTGTTGCTAACTTCAAGGCAGTCATCCCGCTCATTGAAGCGAGTGGTTGCAAAATAAACTGGAATGGTAGTGGAGACACTCGTCCTTATATTAGTTGGGAGTACTGATATGTTAGAAGCGTTTTTTGGTTTTTTGTTTTTGATGAGTGTGACAATCGTTCTAATCCGTGTCATCGGTAGAGGGCAGTTACCTACAGGTTGGTCCACCCAGCGACCGATGTTCAAAAAATCGGATGTCAAGTATTTTGATGGAGATAACACATGAAGTATTTTAGAATATTCACAGGTCGCTATGGCGGTGAGTTGACAATTGGTCGGATATCTCAAGAAGAATTTGATCGGTTCAAAGACGCCGACGATTCGGACCTCATAGATCACTTTGCTGACTTTGATCGTGAAACCCCGTGGCATGAAATAGATGATATTGAACATCTCACAGGTCCTTATGCTGACAATCAGTATTACGTTCAAGAAATGGACGTAGAAGGCAACGAGATTGGCGATCATTTGGGTCCGTTTGAGTATAATCATCTCTATGGCCGAGAGGCATATACGAGCGATAACACACGCGGCAATGAGACCTTGCCTGTTCTTGTGTTCCATAGTGCTGAGAAAGGCGGCTTTGGTGAAGTCCTCATTGAGTCATATGACGACTTTGATCCCGAGAAATTTTATGTCGGTACTGTAGAAACTGACTGTGCCCACTTGATTGAGAGTTATTTTTATGATAAGATAGAGATTGAACCTGACTTTGATTATGCCGATACCACAGGTAAAGGCTACTATGCCATGGTTGGTGAGTTTGTCACCGCGTGGCATGATGAACAAAGTTCAATTGATATCAATGAATTCTTTGAATATCTGGAGGATTAATATTGAGAATTTTTGGATCCTATAAGTACGACAGTAGTGGTCGTAAGCGCAAGCCTAAAAAACCCAAAGGGGAAGTCTATGAAAAATACTCGCCACCTCCGTTCCGTGACCTCGCGTCAACGAACTCAAAGGAGCGCTTATCTTATGCAGAG